TCAAAGCTTCTCAATCTCATTTCTGAGATCGGTGGTATCCAGGTGAGTGTAGATATCGGCCGTGGTCGAGTAGTTGGCATGGCCGATTATTTTTTGTAGCGCTTTTGCATCTGCACCCTTGCGCGCCATGAGCGTGGCGAAAGTGTGCCTTGCACAATGCGGTGTTTTACCTTTGATGCCCAGCGCGCTCATAGATGCCTTAAATCCTTTTGCGTAGAGCGTATATGATATAGGAAACAAACGTTCCCCCGCGGCATATCTGGCGCGAATGAATGGGAATATCTTGGTGTGGATAGGTATTACGCGATTTTTTCCGGCATCTGTCTTTGATCCGCTCGTGATGGTCTGCTTCTCGAGATCAACGCTGAACCGTGTCAAGCTAAGCATTTCGTTGACCCGCATTCCGGTGTAAATCAGGACGAGGGCGCTATCGACAAACGGCTTGCTTGAGTTATCCCACAGCTTCTTGATCTCTGCATCGGTGAAGATTTGTCTTTCTTTTTTGTCAGACTTTGGCAAAATGATATATGTTGCGTAATTTTTGTTGCAGATGTCATTTTGTATTGCGTACTCGTATAGTGTAGACGCGAGTAATTTAAGTTTTTCCAAACTGCCCTTTTTTAGCACAGTATTGTCTATCACCTGCTGAAAATGTGAAGTGCGCAAATTGATGAACGTAATATTGTGCAGCGGCGCGAAGTGATTATATGCCATTTCGTATTGCCTGCTGGTGCTGCGCGATATGCGTTCAAAGTGTGCCGCGCTCCACTCGCTATAAAGGTCTTTGAACGTCAGTGCAGAGGATTGCTTAATTCCGCCCTGCCAATAGGCGGCGAGGGCGTTAATGGCATCTTGGCGTGTCTCATAATAGCCAACAACTTCATATGTTTGCTTGCGCTTTCCTCCGTCAAGCTTTTTCCATCCGGTTGTGCGCTTAGCAACATATGGACGTTTTCTATTTTTCCCGGACAATTTATAGACTGTGCCGTAACCGTTTGGATTCTTTTTCATATAAATTACCTATTTTGTTTCATCCATTACCCTGTGATGATTACACCGCATTAATTTCATCCGCACTTTTTACAAGCACGGGATTTTCCGCTTTCGTCAATGGTCCCGCTGCGGATATCTGAAGAGCGGGAGAGAGTGGAACAGTTAGGCGTTGTATGCCAGACTTTTCCATTGAGAACCCAATAAACTGTATTGCCCTGCGGTTCATCCTCGGCTGCCGCAGGAGCTTTTGTTGCTGACGGCGCAGTTGGATTAGGAGCAGGAGTAGCGGTTGAGTCTGGGGCATCCTGTTTGTTTGCTGCCGGGTTATAACCAGCCGGAAAAGAACCGCTTGTGCCGCTGGCATTCTCGCCTGTGAACTGCTCGGCAAGAAGAAGCACGGCCCTCTGCGTCTGGTTGATCCGAAAGATACAAATCCCTATCGTTAAAAAGAGAATAACAAAAACGATACTGAATACGATCTTGCTTGACCTGCTCATAGCACCCTCCTATATTTTTAACTATTCTGGCTTATAAACATTTGACATTATCTTATTCACAATATGTTTTTGCAAAAGAGGCGAAATAATTGTAAAGAGCACAACAGAGATAAAGAACATCGGCGTATACCAATAGAAAAAGCCGAAATTAACCAACTGCATAATAAAAGCCAAAATATAAAAAATGCCAAAGAACCAAGTAAAATAGTTTAACGGCCTGACTATTTGAGTGATTATACAGGCTAATAAAATTCCCGTGCACAAAGGAATGGGCCAACCAATAATCCCTAAAACAACAAGCGAGAAGAGGAGAAAAGCATCAAAGATAAAGTCGATGAAAAAAGTGGAAACTGCTATTTTTCGAGAAGCTCTATTCATAGATGCCATCATCAAGGATTCGCGAATAGCATCCTTATCACATGTATGGAGATCGAACGAGTCAATTATGGAATCAACTTCCGCAGGAGAAGCCTTAAGCAATTTTCCCACTATTTGGTTTATTTGATAATCTGATAAAAAAGACCCCATGTTTGCACCTCATAATTCAAATATTTATCTATACCACACCGCCCAGAAGGAAGTAAAATATAGATACAAACATAACCTGACGAAATATGAAATAATTTAATGTAATATTATATTTCATGCACCCTTATTAACCGTTTAACTTCACTTATCGCTAGAACTAGGCTAAATAATCCGCAAAGATGTCCCTCAAAATTTCGGCAATTTCTTTCGTGACCGCAAAACGATCTTTCACAGCATCCAGTGTCTGATTGGTTTTTCCATATACTGGAATGCCGCCAACTGACAACGAACTGCTTTTTGTAAAAGTGATGCTTGACAGGGTAAGCTTATTCTTTTTTACACTCAGCGTAATTTGATAGTCTGGATTCTTGGGTAACGCCAAGACCTGCGAAAACAGAACCTTTTTGGGGGCAAATGCTCCGAAGGGCTCTGCATTCCATTTTTCAGAAATCAGCTTTTCGACGTCATCAAACGACATTTCCCTATTTAATTTGATTACCTCGGTTCCTAACATGATATTATTCCTCCCTTTATTATTTTATATCGTTAGTTGCAACCTAAAATTTGGCTCTTAACTCTATAACTTTACCTAATTTATTTAATCAGGATTTTCGATGTCAAGACCCAAATCCTCTACTGAATCGGAACTGTACATTACTATTTTTGATGTTTCGTAAAATAGAATACTTCCGTCTGAATTATAAAATTCAAACCGAAGTATGGGAGCCATAAAAAATGTGTTGGCGTTCTTTTTTTGTATTTCATCGTTTATAGATTTAAAATGTTCGATTGATGCTTCGGCAGCATCGGTAGCATATTGCTCCCATATTGCAATGACTTCATCATTTATAATATCTTCTGTAAACATGGAGTTATAGAAGAGCTTGCAAGTCAAAGTGTTATAATCTACTTCACATTGGACATCATCCACCTCAGAAGAAGCAGCGCTTCCTACAAGGCTTTCTCTTGCAGTATTGGTTAGTTCTTCGCTTGTTGCGATCGAAGATATATGTACCGAAGTTGGTTCTTGGGCACATCCAAACAAAAATACAGAAAGCAAAACAGAGCTTAAAATCAATAAAAATACTTTTTTCATGACCCGCACCTCACGATTTTATTATTTTAGATTGCTTCTGTTTCCGCAAATTCAACGGAAATGTCGCGATAAAAGTGCTTTTTCCTTATATGTCTTATTTCGTGCAGAGCAGTTTCAATTTGCTGCTCTTTGCTCAAAAGAGAATTTACGTAAATATTATAATTTCCGTCGCAATCCTCTTTCACAACACCCTTTGCTTGGTGTGTGGGAAAGGGGATCACCCTGATGTAAATATCCCCCATGTCGTCAATCTCCCTTTTCGTAGTAAGGATATTATATCACTCGTCATTGTCAGATTTGGTAATTCCCTCTAAAAATTTGACCATTATTTTTACGTCTTCCGGAGTTGCCTTTTGGGAGAGGGAGAAAAGCATACGTTTATCGGGATCGTCTTTGATGTCCTGTAGGAGCTGAAGCATTTCATCATCAGTTTCTTTCGGTTCGCGCCCGAGAAGATAATCAACAGTGACATAAAACACAGAGGCAAGCTTAACGAGCATATCTGGATCGGGTTTGCGCTTTCCTGTTTCGTATAAAGATATTGTACTTTCTGAAACGCCAACCAAATCTCCTAATTCTTTCATAGACATTCCTTTTTGTTTTCTCAACGACCTTAAATTCTCCATGTTTTCACCTCTTTTCTACAATATAAGCTTTACAATTAGTAAAGTAAAGCTGTATTTACAAAATGTCAAGAAAAAATAAAATTATGCTTGACAAAAAGTCAAGAATAGCATATACTATAGATATAAATTGACAAATTGCAAAGGAATCCGTGAAATATGAGATGCTATTTGAGAAGCAGAAGGATGAAAATAAATTCTACGATGAACGATATGGCAAAAAAACTTGACATATCCGAATCCTACTATTCCCTGATCGAAAACGGTGATCGCCAAACGGATATGTCGCTCTCGATCATAGAGAAGCTGGCAAAGGCATTTGGGGTATCGGTACAGACGATCGTGAAAGAAGAGATGAAGTATAAGAAAGAAAATCAAATTGCATAAGAAAGGAGCAAACAATGACACCAACAACAGAAGAAATTAGAGCGCATGACCCAACCGTACCAGTGCCAGTCGCAGCAGCGTATCTGGGAATCACACCGCAGTCAGTACGCGAAGGGATGAAGGATGGAGACCTTCCAATCGGCATAAAGCGCGGGAATAGATTCTATATCTATCCCGACAGGCTTATAGCCTACAGGTGCGGCGATACGGCAAATCCAGAGACGGACAAAAGAGCCGTAGTCAGCTTTTTACAAAAACTAATCGAAGCAGTGGAGGGCACACCATGAAAAAATACAAACTTCGCCTAGGCAGTCCACTATGGTGGATCATCAACGCAGGAACGCTACTCTTAATATTCGGCGCAGCGTATCTATGGTTGATCATAGCCGGGTAAGAAAAATCCGCAGGAGGTGGATCTCCTACGGATTAAGGTAGAACAGTAAATAATTCTAGCCCTAGTATAGGGCAGAAAGGACGGAAAGTCAATGGAATATGCGAAGTATTTAGAAAACGCGGCAACCAAAGCACCCAATCCACAACTTGAACGCGAAGAAGAGCGCAAGTCGCGCCTCGAGGAAGAACTTTCGATGATTGAGAGCTTTGAATACATGGAGATAGACCTTAAAGAAGAAGTACAGGAGTACTACAACAGGGAAATTCGGGCTTGTGATCGGAATATAGCATATTTTGAAGGGGTGAGCGCGTGATGAATCTGTATGAAAAAATAGCGGCTGTTATGAGCGACGTTGCATATTTGGCGAAAGATGACAATGTCGCTACTGGTGGCGGAAGGTCTTACAAGGCCATAAGCGAAGAGAAGGTGACTTCTACAGTGAGAACATCGCTGCTGAAAAACAAACTAGTCATTCTTCCGATCGCACAGGAGCATAAACGCGAGGACGAGCGGATAACAGACAGCTATGGAAAGGAAAAGATCAATAGGATCACGACTGTAAATGTGACTTACCGCATTGTAAACACCGAAAAGCCGGAAGAGTATATCGACGTTCCGTCTTCCGGTACGGGGGTAGACACGCAGGATAAAGGCGTTGGAAAAGCCATGACATACGCATATAAGTATATGCTCCTGCGCACGTTTGCGATCCCCACGGGCGATGATGCGGATAAGCTGTCGAGCGATCTATACGACGCGGGACTATACGGCGAGCCCACAGAAAAAGAACGCCGGGAAGCTGACAGCAAAAAGGCCAATGAAATCAACAAAGGATTTGATCCGGGTAAAACGGCAATGGCGACAGAAGAACAGATAGAAGCAATCAAAGCGGCTGCAAAAGAAGCAAAGGTTAATATAATCACTACCCTGAAATCAAAGCAAAAGCAATCATTACATGATCTGACATACGTCGAGGCAAACGGTTTTCTTGACCTGTTAAACAGTAAGGCAGGTGCGGTATGAGCGGACAGGATTTAGTAAATGAGCTGTCAGGCAAAGTATCCCTTCTTGACAGCGCCTTAAAGCAGCTTGGAGTGCGCGGCAGGGAGTATGCGCAGGCGGAGCAGGATTACCGTATAGCGCTTGCGCAGAAAATATTGACCGAGCGGGACAAGGGAACGCCCGTCACCATCATTTCAGATATTTGCCGCGGAGACCGGGAGATCGCCAAAAAGAAGTTTGAACGGGATTGTAAGGAGACGGGATATAAGGCGGCGCTTGAAGCGATCAATGTTTACAAGATACAGATCAAGACGCTTGAAAGCACAATAGAACGGGAGTGGCGCGGATGAAAAAGGCGAGCACAAAAGCGTGTGAGATATCGCCGGAGGTAAAGCGTGCGGTAGCGGAGCGGGACGGCGGTATATGCGTGGTATGCGGACGGAACGTAGGGCTGCCGGAGGGGCATTATGTCCCGCGCTCTAAACTGGGAATGGGAATACCGGAAAATATCGTCTGCATCTGCCGGGAGTGCCACGAAAAACAGCATGCGCGGGGTTGCGGCGAGCTGGTGCGGCGGAGGATGAAGGAATATTTGGAGGAAAAATATCCGGGATTCCCGGACGAGGACAGAGTATACCACAAATACCCGGAGGAATTGAGATTATGAGCCAATGTGAAAAAATCATCAGATATATGAAGGATTTTGGAAGCATAACAACTATGCAGGCGTTCGATGATTTAGACATTACGCGGCTTTCAGCGCGTATTTACGATCTTAAGGCATTAGGGTACAAGATCAAGACGGAAACGGTTAAGAGACGCAACAGATACGGCGAGAAGAAGGTTTATTTTAAATATAGCTTGGAGGAAACGGCATGAATTTAGTGGTTTTGAAAGGAAGGCTTGCAATGGACCCGGAAGTGAGGACGACCGGATCAGGAAAGACTGTTTCACATTTCACGGTTGCGTGCGACGCGGGAAAAGACCGCCCGGCAGACTTTATCAGCTGCACGGCATGGGATAAGACAGCGGAGCTGATCGGGAAATGGTTTTCCAAGGGCAAGGAGATATTACTAACTGGCTCTGTTAAGGTAAGCAAGTACGAGACGGAGACTGGAACGCGGTACAAGACGTATGTACTGACAAGCAGGATCGAATTCTGTGGAAGTAGGGAAGCAAAAGCAAACGAAACACCGGGCGGGCTGGAAGGACTGGAAGAATATGCGCCGTTGGATGATTCCGAACTTCCGTTTTGAGGTGAGAGATGGCAAAAGAGGCAATATTACATCAAAGATATAGAAGAACAATCGAGAAGCTAAACCCTGAGCGCGTTAAGGCGTTAATCCTTGCCATGTTTGATTATGCCGAAAGCGGAGAACATGAAGAGCTTGACGAGGTAACGGACATTGCTTTTACGTCGATACAGGAGCAAATGGAGTACGACGATCTGCAATATCAGGAAAAATGTGATAAAAACAGGGAGAATATTCGTAAGCGTTGGAATAAAAAAGATACGACCGTATACGACCGTATACCACCGTATACGAATGATACCAATACAAAGTCAAATACAAATACAAAGTCAAATAAATATAACCCCCCTACCCCCCTTGAACGGGGGGAGGACATTCTCGAGACTGACGAGACCTTTAGAGGACTGCCTTCAAAAATACAATGTGCTCTAAAAGACTGGATAGAGTACAAGAAAGAAAAGAGACAGGCATATAAAGCCAGAGGGCTTAAAAGTTTAATTGCTCAAGTTTCCGGCCAGGTAGAGCGGCATGGAGAGGGTGCAGTCGTGGCGCTGATCGCCGAGTGCATGGCTTCGAATTGGCAGGGGATTATATGGGACCGGCTTCCGCGCGGTGAGCCAAGAGCGGGAGGCAATGAGCCAAAACGAGTGGAAGGAGGGTTTGAATTATGACGAGGGATAAATATTTTAAACTAAAGCAAAAATACGCGAACGCCGGATTTGAGAATATGACCGATGCTGAAATGAACGAATTTGTGGACTACAGCAACACATTTGCAAGGCTGCTTGATACGGTGCCTCTGTTTGGCGGCGACACACTAAACCCAAAACCCAGAATGTTTTACCGTATGAAGCACATCCGGCAAACAGACAGAAGCAAAATCGTATCGGTAAAAAGCGGGCTTAACGGTGTGGATGGCAGGATACACGGATTTAACAAAGGTGAGCTTTCGATTATCAGTGGGACGAATGGCAGCGGGAAATCCACATGGCTTTCGCAGATCACACTGGAAGCGGCAACGCAGGGATTTACGTCGGTTATTTTTTCCGGGGAACTGAGAGCGCCACGAGTGAAGGAATGGCTGATGCTGCAGGCGGCGGGACGCGATAATCTGGTGCAGGACGGATGGATGTACCATGTAGAAAGTAGCGCGCGGAAAATGATTGAAAGTTGGATAAACGAAAGGATATACGTGTATAACAATGATTTTGGCCTGGCGGTAAAGCAGATCATGAAGGCGCTTGAATTCTTCACGCTGATTATGGACGTGGACGTGATCGTTCTTGATAACCTGATGAGTATGGATTTACGAGAGTATCCAGGGGACAAATACGAGAAGCAAACTGCGCTGACAATGGAGCTTTCTAATTTTGCAAAAAAGCGCAACGTTCACATTTTCTTTGTCTGCCATCCGCGAAAAAGTATGGGGCTGCTGCGCAAGGAGGATATCTCAGGAACGGCGGATATTACCAATGCAGCTGACAATGTGCTGATCGTACACAGGGTTAACAACGATTTCAAAAACCGAACAATGGACTTTTTTAAATGGAAAGCGGACGCGGCGATCTATAACTGCTCAAACGTGGTAGAGATATGCAAAAACAGAGACCTTGGAGTGCAGGACATTTTTGCGGAATCGTATTTCGACCAGCCGTCAAAGTTGTTTTTGAACCACATGGACGAGTACCGGCATTACGGCTGGGAACCAGAACAGGAGGAATGGACGGGTGAAACGCCTTTTGATAACGGCAAGTATGATGATGGAGGCAAAGCGGCAGAGACGGGAGAGGATCAAGGAGATAGGCTTGAAGCATCCGTATGACAGGCGGCTTAAGAAAACGATTAAGGCGGCGCTCGAGGCAAAGGCGCTGAATGATATGATTTATGAACAGCAGAAATAAGGGTAAACGCGGGGAACTTGAACTCGCGAAAGAATTGCAGAAATATGGTTTCGATGCCCGTCGGGGACAGCAATATTGCGGAGCAAATGGAGATGCGGACGTTGTAGGGATTCCCGGATTGCATATCGAGTGCAAGCGTGTCGAACGGCTAAATGTGGAAAATGCCCTGCGGCAAGCGGAGGCGGACGCAAAAGCGGGAGAAATACCCGTTGTGATGCACCGGGCGAACCGGGAGGAATGGAAGGTCACACTGCGGCTTAAGAATTTTATGGAGGTACGCCATGATTAAGCTGACGGATGCGACGATACGGTGCATGGAGGAACACTATGACGTTATTGGGATCGAGAGCAGCCTTCGCGGGTGCGTATACTTCACGGACCCGGATAAGAGCGGCCTTTTGATCGTGAGGCCAGACGGGATTGCCCGGATTAAAGGGAACGAGATAAAGGCATTCGTACGTGAAATGGTAGAGATTGCAGAGGTGTGGTTCAATTGGAGAGAGGGAGGAAGAAAAATGAATGAGACGGCAAAACTAAAATCATGCCCGTTTTGCGGGGGAGAAGCAAGGATCGAAGTGATAGAGCCGCATACACATACGCTGACAACTTTTATGCTGGATTATAAGGGCGGAGCATTCATTGAATGTAAATGCGGTGCAGCGATCAGTGGAGACACGAAAGATGCTGCGATAGCCGCATGGAACAAACGAGCACAGGACACCGAAGCGAAGCGTAGGCGCACAGAGCAGAACCCCAAGCCCCTGACCTTGGACGAGCTGATCCGGATGGACGGAGAACCAATATGGACGGTAACAATAGGCTTGAAAGGTTCCGGGCGTTGGGAATTATGTGAAGGATATACGATCAGGGCCTGTCCTTTCAAAGGAGCCTTAAGATGCGTTGATCTTTCAGGAGAAGCAACGCTTTATGATTATAAAACATACGGTAAAAAATGGCTAGCCTATCGGACGAAGCCGGAAGGGAGCGGGGAATGAGCAAGACATGTGATAGATGCGGAAAAGAACTTACTGACCGAGACAGGACGACAATTTGTTTGGAGTGTGAGGTGGCGCTTGCCGAGGAAGTGATTAAGAATCTGGAAGCCGAGAACGCCGCCCTGCGGGAGAAGCTTGCGGCGGCAATAGAAGATATACGACGCATAGCGCCTTGCTCATTATGCAAGCATAACGGAAAACAACCGTGCGAAAACGAAAATGAAGGACATGAAAAGTGTTTCGAGTGGCGCGGCAAACACAGAACGGAGAGGGAGAGATGAAAACGGTTGATATAGCAGAAGCCATAGACAGAATGATTGAGAAGGTCGTTTTGGGAGAGTGGAAGCACGAAGGACATCTGGACGGTTTCACAGAAAATCGAGTGGATGTTGTCATAGATGGCAGAAGATATGCTATCAAAATTGAAGATTTAACGGCGGAATTGGAAGCGCAAGGAATAAGGGGCGGTGAATGAAATGGAACGACTAAAGCAATTAGTAGAATGGTTTGACAATACGCCGTTTGAGGACATGCCACAAAAGGCACAGAAAGAGATTTCTGACGGCATAGTAGAACTCATTAAGTATAAAGCACTTGGCACACTCGACGATCTCGCGGCGCTCGTGCAGGCCGAGAGCGAGGGGCGGCTTGTGGTGCTGCCGTGCAAAGCGGGAGATACAGTTTACCAGCTCCGAAACAAAAAGCACGCAAAAGGCAAAGGAATATCGCCGCGTATAGTTGCTTGTGTAACGGTATTTGGAAGCAAAATGTATCGCGTAGAGCATCAAGGTGCAACGCCGTGCGAGGCCCATGAATTAGGTAAAACGTGGTTTCTCACACGCGAAGAAGCGTCGGCAGCACTGGCGGCAAAGGAGGGGGAGAGGGAATGAAGCGAACATTAGATAATTGCAAGCTGGTTACAAAATATGGACACCCACGCCAAACGAACGGAACGTGTGATGGGTTCCAAAAATCTGAATATGATGATGAGCCGTACAGCGTGTGTGTGGACTGCCCGTTGCACTACATAAATGTCGAAGAGCGGGAAGCGCAGGAGCAGGGGGAAGAATAGATGACCAATAAAACAAAGCAAACGATCCTGATTATCATATTATGCGTCCTAGTATTTATGCTGATACTCACAATCAATGCGATGCATGCCTCTGCCGCCTCCCTGGACACGGCGGAAGTCACGGAGCTGCGGATCGCTACAACGGACTGCGCTTATACCATGCGGCCGATGGGCGAGTTGGCAGAAGAGGTCAAGGCAGGCGATACCGTCTATGTGATCAGCACGATGGAATACGAGGGCTGCGCGGGTATGACGGAATACGTCTTATGCAACACAGATAACGGCCTGCGGTGGCTGTGGGGCGGGTTTACGGGGTATCAGGCGGCGGCAAGTACATCCGATTCCACTGGCGGGGATATCAAGACGGTCACGGCGTACTGCTCGGCCTGCGATTCAACAGGTATCACAGCAAGCGGAAAACCTCTTGCATGGGGCAGGGTGGCAAGCAATGATTACCCGATAGGGACAAGGCTTTACATCGACGGCTACGGGGAGTGCGTGGTTGAAGATCGTATGAGGGACAACGGCAAGGTAGATGTGTACTTAGGAGACCGCGATGTATGTTCTTGCGGAAGCGAGTGGGGCAGGCGGCAGATCGCGGTCGAGGTGATGGGGTAAAGGGGACGGAATAATGAACGCAATACTGAAATATCCGGGAGGAAAATGGAAGCTGGCAGAGTGGATCACGTCATTTTTCCCGGAGCATAAAGTATATCTGGAACCATACTGCGGGAGTGCAGCCGTGTTTTTCTGCAAAACGCCTGTTCCGTACGAAACGATAAATGATATTGACGGTCGAATTTACAATCTTTTCCGCGTTATCAGGGATAAACCTGATGAATTGGCCTATGCACTTGAATGCACACCGTTTGCAAGGCGGGAATTTGAATCGGTACATGAACCGCACGCAGGGGATCAAATCCAGCTGACGGGGAACGATGTTGAAGATGCGCGGCGGTTCCTGATTCGATGCAATCAAGGATTTGGATGCAAGCTTGCCGACCGCGTAGGATGGAAGAACACTAAGAGCAGTGCGGGGCCGATTAATGCACAAATATGGGGGAAAATGCCGGAATATGTATACCCAATATGCAAACGGCTGAAAGAAGCGCAGATTGAGAACCGACCAGCTGTGGAACTCATAGAAAAATATAATCATCAAGATTGCCTTATCTATGCCGACCCGCCTTACACCCCTGATGTGAGAAAAGGAAGGATTTATAGTTACGAAATGCTTGATCCGAAAGAGCACGAAAAGCTTTTACGGCTGCTTTTGAATCATTGCGGTATGGTGGTGCTATCCGGGTACGATAATGAACTTTACAACGACATGCTGACGGGATGGCACACGGAAACAAAACAGGCAAATGCAAACAGCGGAGCAATCCGGACTGAAAAACTCTGGATGAATTTTGATCAGCAAATAACGCTATGGAACATGGGACTATAAGCGCACAGACGCGGAGGAAGAGAGATGGATTTGAAGCAACTTGACACGGAATTGCTCGAAACGCATGATAATGCCTTTGGATGCGCCTATCCATGCGGGTATGTGGATTATTGCGATTATTGTGATATTGACGATATAGATTTTCCATGCGCTAAAGCAAAAATAAGAATGGAGGAACGAAATGAAAGAACTGAAAGAAGCGGTAAAAGTGCTGATGAACGAGGAATACGAGAGAGCGGCTAAAAAATTCGGTGGAAATTTTAATAGCCCGCATGAGGTGTATGCGGTGATTCTCGAAGAGGTCGAGGAAGCGGGCGATGAATTTGATTGTATAAGAGGATATTTGGCAGAATATTGGGATTGCGTTAAAAATAATGAAGTTGGAGAATGGCCTCTTTATATTGAGAAATCTGCAATCCAAGCAGCCGCTGAATGTATCCAGATAGCGGCTATGGCATGTAAGGCGAGGAGGTAAAAAAAGAACAGCCCTCGGGCTGAGGAACCGCTCTTTCTGGGTATTGATTTTCACTAAATATAGTATACCACAGGAGGGGCGGATTTGGAAGCGGTTGAAAACAAGTTGTATCAGTACTCGGAATATAAAAAACGAATAGAAGAACAGGAGAAGCAGATTGCGGAACTTATGGATAAAAAGGACGCACTGGCGGAGCGCATGCTGCGCGGCCAAAATCTTGATGCCGTCCGGGTTATGGGCGGCCTTACTTCCGATCCTGTGTTTGCTGCTGTACAAAAAATGGTCGATGTATACGGAACGAGGATAGACGCTATCCGAAAAGAGATCGTAAACCTCTACTATCTTTCGGATGATATCATGCGGATCGTAAATAATGCGGGGCTTACCGAGGCGGAGCGTGAATACATCCAGTGCAGATACTTCGATGGGCTGCGGGCCTCGCAAACGGCGGCAAGGATGGGATATAGCGAAAGCAGGGCAGGAGATATAAAAAGATCGGCCCTAAATAAAATTTCGGCGATTATTCGGCGGTAATCGGCGATTTTTTGTGATAGGATGATAGCGTCAGAGAATTATAAAAAGCCGCAACGAGGTGGAACCACTTTCAAGGTGCAAAAATCCACAAGGAACACCCGGGAGAAAAGGCTGCGGCAATATGGGGATGTGAATGGTTTCGACGCGATGTAAGCCCGAAGCGGATATTCGCGGACACGAGTTCAATTCTCGTCATCTCCACCAGTGCCAGTGCGTGGGTAGGCATGGAAACGCACGAAAATCCGCGAATAAAATGCAGTGAACCGTATGCCTGCGGAGAATTGCGCGGGGGCGGGCTGGAGCGGACTGGCTAGAGATCAGCGGCCCCTTTTATAAGATTCCATGCGGAGAGGTCAATAAAGTCACGTGAAAGCGGGTAGGCGCATACCGCTATAATCAGGCGGCATTTGGGAAGCCGTCGAGTGCCAACGGGAATAGCCGTGCGCCCAAGCTGGCTGATACCCGAAAAAACCAAGCCGTAGGTTTCCTGCACAGATAAGAGCAGGTTTTAGAGCGGAATAGGATTAAATGATTGCCGCTTGCCCGCAGCGACATATAAATAGCGGGCTTAAAGCAAATATAAGCAAAAAACGTTATCCGAATGGGTGGCGTTTTTGTTTTGGAGAAAAGGGAAAAGTAAACACTGTAACAGCGGGGCGGGGCATGGGTGTTTAAAAGGTGAGGTATGTTTGAAGTAAGGCAAGATTTTACATTGATACAGTACAACACACCGATGGAATTTGATAGCATAGATATTTACTGCATAGCCGACCTGCATATCGGATCGCCTGCATTTAATAATACTCTATGGGAGCGTTTTAAGGCACTCCTGAAAGAGCCTAATGCATACGTGATATATGCAGGGGACTTGATAGACAACGCGCTTAAAACGAGCAAGAGCAACGTATATGGGCAAACGATGAGTCCGCACGAGCAAAAGCGGTTTTTGGCAAACGAATTATACGACCATCGGGACAAGATCGTAGCCATATTGCCCGGAAACCATGAAACGCGGTCTAGTAAAGATTCAGACGGTTTCCCAATTTATGACGTTGCCTGTAAATTGGATATTGAAGATCGATACAGGCAGAACATGGGAATACTGGATATCGGTGTAGGAAAGCGGACGGGCAAGGCGATAAGGCAGCATCACTACTTCGGATGTGTGATGCACAAGACCAATAAGACCATGCGTTATCATTACGCAGACACCATAGACGGGATAGACTTTTACATATCAGCGCATACACATTCTCCTGCTGATATGCCACGGGACAAAATATATGTAGACGGGAATAACAAGCGAGCATCGATTAAACCTGTGGAAACAATTGTTACGGGTTCTTTTATGGACTATCGAGATTACCCCGTTGAGATGGCATTAAGACCATCAGCGCAGAAGTTTTACAAGCTGGTTCTGAATGGGAAAGAAAAAAGTATCAAGACTGTGGGGTTCAGGCTATGAAGTACGACAATGTAAACCACCCGGCGCACTATTGCGACGGTAGGGAGATAGAAACAATAGACTACATCAAAGATTTACTTTCCCCGGAGCAATTCATAGGTTACCTGTGGGGCAATGTAGAAAAGTATAACAGCCGCTGGCCGAAGAAGGGCGGCAGTGAGGATTTAAAGAAGATGCGGACGTATCTTGACTGGCTGAGAGAATATATACACAGGCTGGGTGATGGAATGGATAAATACAATGCAGAGCACTACTGGGATGAAACTGCGGCAATAGCGATCAGCAGGGCAGACCGAAGAAAGACGGCCGCGTTTGTGATGCGCGGCGGGAGTTACCGAATTGGAGATATTTATCGATTTGAATGGAAGAATGGAGTATTGGAGATATGGCAGGTAATAAAGGCGGCAGGCCGATGAAGTTCAGCGAAAAAGAATTTGGAAAATATGTACTGGACTATATGGTCTGTCTTTATGAAGCACAGAAGCAGGGAGACGCGGAAACGCCGACGCTGTTCGGTTTTTGGCGATGGCTGGACGAAAGAAAGCAGTGCTCGTTTCATACGGTGCGGCGGTGCTTTGACGAGTATTGGGCAGATATGAAAAAAGAGTTTAACGAACTGCGCGCGGACTTGCTGGTAAACGGCGGGGCGAAAGGCGTGTACAACGTGACGATGGTGATATTCGCGCTTAAAAACTGGTGCGGCTGGAAAGACCGCAAGGAGCAGTCTGTGGAAGTATCGGGGAATATGTCGTTGGAATCGAAGCTGAAAGCGCTTGAGGGAGACAAGTTCTAACTATCCGCTCACCAGTTATTTTGCGAAAGCGAAACGAAGTGGAAAGGACGGACTATGACGTGGCACTTAATACGCGGGCGTTTATAGAGCGGCATCTGAAAATACGGGACAAGAAGGCGCGGCTTGTGGATTTCAAGCTGAACGCGGCGCAGGAGAAGCTATACCGCGTGATCGCCGGGCAATACCGGGAAGGCAGGCCGATCCGGGCCATTATTCTGAAAGCGCGGCAAATGGGATTTTCCACGCTGACGGAAGCGATGATCTTCAAGGACACGGCGACGCAGGCGAACATTTCGAGCGGTATCGTGGCGCATGAGGCGGTGGCGACGGACAACCTGTTCCGCATGAGCAAGCGGTATTATGAGAGTTTAGACGAGGATTTAAGGCCGGAGCTAAAGGCGAGTAACGCGAAGGAGCTGATCTTTGACTTTGCGGACGGGAACAGCTCGATCAAGTGTATGACGGCGGGGAATGGAAGCATTGGGCGTTCGGACACGTTCCAGAACCTGCATATTTCAGAATATGCGTTCTGGCCGAAGGACAAGGGAGAGATATTGACGGGGCTTTTGCAGGCTGTCCCAAACGAGCCG